CCCATATCAAGGATAACAATGTCAGGTTTGTACGACTTGCATACTGACTCAACCCAATTCATGTCACGTCCTGTTGCGTCCTTGAAGAACAGGTTACCCTTGATACGCATGAATGACTCATACGCTTTCTTCTTTGTCGCAGGCTCTTCGATCTGGTGCTTGTCGTAACCACTAACAGCATTGATGTACCGCATTACCACACGGGCATAGCCTTCCTCGTTACACAGTACAACTACTCTTGCACCTTGGTCACAGAAACCATTAGGTCCAGCTACCAGTGAGGCATGGAAGGATGTCTTGCCAGTGTTAGGCCGTGCGCCTACCTCAATCAAGTGACCAGCATTGATACCTTCAACCTTACGTGTGAGTGACGGGATGTTGAACGTCCACTGTGACTCAAGCTCATTAGCTGCAAGGATAGTATCGAAGTCAATGTCTTCCCATGTAACCTTGAGGTTAGGGGTGAAGTCATCTTGGTATTGCTCAAGCATCTGACGTAGTGGGTCAAGACTGTTCTTGCTACCATTGACGTAATCAAATCCAAGGTTGGCTATGTCTTCGCCTATTACCTGTTGGAATAGTTTAGACAGTACGTCTTGAGCAATGTCGCTGCCCATAATCTGTTGCTTAGTTACTTGTGTAAACAGTACGCTGAACGCTCCCTTCTGTGCTGTAGTAAGGGTAGGGTTCTCTGACATAAACAGAGCCTCAATCTCCGCTGGTGTTACAGTACGTTCGTAACGGTCCATAGCTGAGTCAATAGCCTGCTTGATCTTACGTACATCCTTGCTGAACAAACGATCAGGGCAACGTGAACCCTTGTGATCATCATAGAATTGTTTGTCCATGAGGCTGCGGATAAGGGATAGTTCCATAAGTTATTCTCCTAGTGTTAAAAGGTTAGCCATGTCGGATGGCTCTTGATATTTAAGGTCATCGGTTAGTCGTAATACTTTGACGGTATCTACGAGGGTACGTAGCTCCTTGGCAAACTGTAGTGTCTTGGGTAATGCATCGGGGTCTAATGCAATTATTGCCGTTGAGAACTGCGATAAGTATTTCTTATGCCCCGTTGATAGTGATGTACCCAACACTGCGACCCCGACATATCCATCACTATCTCCTACAACTGCCGCACTTATGCAGTCCTCAACAACTACAGCAGTTTTACCACGACCAGATACATATGGCAAGTGACTTTTTCCATACCGTTTCCACTTAGGTAATCGTTTACCCAGTGATCTGCCTGTAGCGTCTACCATAGCTCCACCATGTACAACAGGGAACACCACACGATGTTCTCTAACGTCATACAAAAGCCCTAGACCTTGTGGGTGTAGCTTCCACTCAGTACAGAAATCTTGTATCTTACTGTAGTCTCTTACAAACCAATCAGGTTTAATAAAAGATGCAACGTGTGTCTCTTCTGCAACAGAGCCAAGAGACTTACGAATGTCATCCGCTGTCATTGAGGTACGAGTACCACCTGACAATGAACAACTTGCCTTGTAACAATTCCATACAATAGAACCCATGTTATTTGTAACAGTAAAAGTGTTCTTAGTATTACATGATGGGCAAGTCATGCGTCTTGTCTCACCACTTACTAATGATAGATCACTTATAATATTATTTATATTCATAGGTTATATCACTTTCTTTGTTACTCGTTAAGTACTCGATTGTACTCTTATGTTTCTCTGTGTCAAGGCATTATTTGCAGAATCGTATGTATGCTTCATGTATGGTTTCACAGAAGACACATTATTGTGGCCCGTCACTGACATAAGTTGACCCATTGGTACACCACTGTCAATCATCTGTGTTACCCCTGTCCTACGTAGGTCCATCAATCGTAACTCCTCTGGCAGTCCAGCCAACCTCATTACTCTACGCCCTACCTTAGACAGTCTCTCCATTGCATACGGTTCGTACTTACCCATCGTTGGGTTAGGGTGGGGTACTACGTACTCTTGAAAGCCAAAGTCTTTACGCTGTTCATTAAGCATAGTGACTAACTCATCTGAGATGGGAAGCGACACGTCAGCCCTACGTTTGCTTTGTTCCAATGTAAGTACACGGGTAGCCAAATCAATGTTCTCCCACTGTAGCGTCCTCATATCGCCTAGTCGTTGACACCATTCGTATGCCATCTGAACAATCAACCCTACATTTCTGTACTCGTAATCGCTGTACGCTTTATCAAGAAACCTGATAACGTCACTGTGCTGCCACACTACCTTACGTTGCGGTGTACTGTACCGTTCGATCTTAGCCCAAGGGTTCTGATGTGTGTGCTCCATCTTGATAGCGTAGTTGTATACCCTACTGGCACAGGTTGCAGCATGATTAGCAAAGCTAACGCCACGCTTAACCCATCCCTCATACGTAGCCTTAGCCATCTTTGATGTGACCAACTCGTACTTACGTGTACCTAAACTCTGGTGGAGAATTGTAAGGAAGTATCTGTAATCCACCTTAGTATTGGGACGTAACATATTGAAATCATTAGATTGATAGTACAAGTTAATCAGGTCAGTCACCTTGCTGCTGGGCTTGATACGTGTGATGCTTGCCTGTGCCTCACGGTACGTGTCAATAGCTGCGTTATGTACCTTGACAATTTGTCGCACTTGCTTGAGGTCACTACCGTACTCCTCTCGTATAACTACGTCCTCATCTACAAGGACTTGTGGTGGGTTGAATCGGTAAGAGATGTCACCCGTAGGTGACACCCTTTCTTGTACGTAGCGTGGTAGCTTCGCCATCTATGCAGCTTCCAACATACGGAACCTGTCATCACTGACCCACTTAGATACCTCTTGCTCACGTGACCACATAGACATAGCCTGTGTATCGTTGCCAGTGTTCTTGAGGTTAAACCCATTACGTTCATCGGCATAGCTGGCATAGTTAGTCATAGCACTATACAGTGCAAACTTATTGTGACCACGTGTACCTGCCTCTTGCATATACAGACTGTACATACGTTCAGACTTACGCTTAGACCCAAGCATGTCCTCAAGCAGTGTGCTTACATCTACATACTTCAGGTCAGTATACGCCCAGACTTGCATCTGTTCTGCATGCTCATAGAAGTCAGTCCTTGCACGATTTAATTCATAGATGAAACTGTTCATTGTAAAGTTAGATGTGTTCTTCTTACGCACCTTATCGTGATCACCACTGATCATACCATTAGTACAGAAGAAATCAATTGCACCAAAGAATACTTGGTTACTACATGACCCATCAATACCATGCAAGCTGACGATACGATTACCAATCGATGTAACAGACTTATCTGTCTGAATAGTAGACCTTACGTTGGGTAAGGTAATATCAAGCATAGCCCATGCACCATTACGTGCAGTGCGGAAGCTAAAGTCAGCATCATCTAGGTCATTTGCATTTAGGGTTTCCGTTGCAGTGTCAACGACACCACGAAAGAAATCTCCATGTGATGCACACTGAAAAGATTTACCAACAATACCAAGGGGTTGTCCCGTGTCTTGGTTGATGACATACTTCTTGTCAGCCATACGAGTGTCCTCGAAAGCTACATCAAAGTCTAAAAATTCTGGAATATCAAACGGCATATTGTTCTCCTTGTGTTTGTGTGTATGGCAACTGTACCTTAGTTGTATTATATATACAACCCTTACTATTACCCAGACTTATTCATAAAATTTATGTGACCCATAAGTCACAGTAGTGTTAAGTGATGCACTCCAGTACGGGTTAACGTACCTTGCGTGGTAGTGTGTTGCACCTTTCGTTAAGTCAGGAACCTTACCACGTAGCACACCATCGGCTACGATCAATGCCCTAGCCCACGGTACTTCTTCGTGTGCCTTGTCTGACTTACCGTCACAGTACCAGCTAAACTGACACTTGTGTCTGCCTCTGTCTAACCCCTGATGTACAACAGAGCATACATCATTAGGCCATCTGGTACTGTTAACTCTGTTAATTACTACGTGTGCTACTGCATACTGGCCTACCATAGGTTCACTACGTGCCTCATGGTAGACGTTCATTGCTAGGCACATCAATGCCGCACTGATCATACTGTGTTACTCCTTACATAACA